TTCTCCTTTAAAATTACGTATTTGGTGATGGTGAAGGTATCTTAATTCTTGGTACCCCATCATCGTATTCTGCACGTCTTCTTCTCCCCATTTGTTGAAGAGCAAAATTCTGTACTTCTTCATTGTACTTTGTTTCGTACAGTTTGTACATATCCATAGGACCTTTTAGATATCTAAAAGCCTCAGCTAATACACCATGTAACAACATTGATTCTTGATAAGTAGATAAAAATGTATTGTTAGTTGATGTAAATTCTGGTGGATCTGTAATGTAGTTGATTTGTACAGTATATGCAGAATCTGGTATAGGTGCTACAAGAATATTGAAATCATCCCAATTAGCCCAATATTTAGGTAAACCTGTTGCAGCATTATTATTATATTCAGAAATAAAACTTGTATCTCTTCTCTCAAGAAAAGTTCTTGTTGATCCATCAATCACTTGAACAGATCTCATGATAGTTAAATCAGCAGGTAAGCTTACGTATCTGTTTCCTGATGTAAATGTAGATGTTGAATATTTTCTAAGATCATCGTAATCAACTTTACCTGCAACATCGAGTTCAACAGATCTAATAAAATCTTGAATAATTTGATCAGTTAAGACTGTGTTACTAACTTCAGTGTAGTTTCTTACTTGTGTTAAAAAATCTGAATATGTAATTGCCATTATGTAATACTCACTGTTACTGGTTTAACTTGTATTGATAATTGTCTTCTTCTATTTTGTAAAGATGGATCTGCAGGTTTCATTTCAGATGTACCTTGATTAATAAAAGCAAAATCTCCTGGAAGTGTTAAATTAGCTACACCAACAGATGCTCCGCCTGAATCTGCTTGAACACCACTTCTATCTGTGGGTTGTTGAAATCTTTGAGGTCTTGTATTCTGTAATGCAATAGCATCAGCTACAACACGTTTTCTTCTAATCTGAGGATGTTTAGGTTCAAACTCAGAATAGTGAACTAAAGAACCATTCCATTCTTTGACCATCTCATTGTATGGAAATGCCATACCTGATCTATCGGAAATAGCTTGTGATGTTTTACCTGTAGCCCATTTTGGCATAGTTAAACTCCATTAGGATAAAAAGATTGTGGAGTAATAAATGTCGATGCTCTTTGACCATCTTCATCTAGTGCTCTTTTCAATTCATCCTCATAAATTAATTTATTCTGTTGCACAAGCTGTGGAGCTTTTTTCATAGATATGTAATAAGCTAATCCTGCACACATGCATGGTAAAAATCTATATGCTACATCTGCATCATTTGTGTATGCACCTGCATCTTCAATTCTTTTTATTACATAAAATTTTAAAGTTGTATAAGTATTTAAATCTGGTGCTTGGTATAAATATATTTTTGGTGTTGTTTGTCTATCAACATAATATTGTGATGGTTGTCCAGTCGCTAATTTATTAGGTAATGCAGCATACGCTGATCTGTCTATTTTAGTAATTGAAACATCCTGGGTATTTGCATCATTTGATGCTGCTGCAGTTGATGATACATAAGCTTCAAGCACATCATTCACATCTGAATCAACTGTATATTCAGCTTGTCCAGCTACCAAAGGTATTTCATTTAATTCTGTTTTCCAAAGGTGAATACCTCTATTACCCCATTCAGCAAACAATAAATCTAGACTTCTTCTAGCTGATCGCATGTCATAACCAGAAGTGGTGCTAAGACCACATCTCTCATAACCTTCATCGATTACTTCATCTATGTTTAAATTAAATGATGTTGTTCCTGATGTTGCCATATTAATTTACTTTTTTCTTTTGTAATTTTTTAAGCATCATTGCTTTTGCTTTTTCGTTTTGGTTTTTTAAAAATAAAACCGATGCACGTCTTAAACCTCTACCTACTCGTGTCATGTCTTTTCTTCCTGCACTTCTAGCTTCTTTTACAAGAAATTGTGACATGTCCAATAACTTCTCTCCTTTTTGTCTTTGAGTATCTAACTTTTGTAAACCTTTCATAAATTTTTTATCTTTATAAGACTTTCTAGTAGGATCGTTTTGAGGAGCTTTTTTGTAAGCTTCAGCAGTTTTTTGTTGGGTTTCTTTTCTAAATTTTTGGTATGGTTTTGATTTAACTAATTGTCTCATACCTTTAACAAGGAGACCTCCTAAAAGTTTCTTTTCTACACCTTCAATTTTGCCTTTATTTTTAGATGCATAAAAAACATTACGTGCTTTTTTAACACCATATTGTTCTTTCATAGCTTTCATTATTTTTTTACCTTTTTTATTCAACGGCATTTAAGCTTCTCCTTTTGACGATTGTACAATTTATTGGATTGTATCACTTTTTGACTAAACTTTGAAGACCTTAGGTTTTTTGCTATTGGGTTTCTTTTTAACTTGTAATCTTCTCTTTTTTTCACCCCTAGCACCTCTAAGTTTTCCTTCAATTTGTTTTGTTATTTGTGATCTTCCTATTGGCATAATTTTATAATGTTTTTACCATAAATTTTTAGTTCATTCTATATTTATATTGAAAGAAACTATTATTTTTCTTTCTAAAAAAATATTTTTAGGTGATTCATGTAATAAATAACTTGGAAAAGTAATAATATCACCCTCTTTAACTGTTAAATCTAATTTTTTACCATTTAAATCCCATACGTTAGTTTTAAGTTTTTCTTCAGGTAAATTTAAAAAAATAATATTGGTAAACATACAATTTGGATGACGATGTGTACTATGTGAATCACCCAACTCATAAATCTGAAACCAATAATTATTATAATGTATTTTTTTTGCATTAACTTTATTTAAAAAGTCTTTATTAAAATTAACTAATATTTCTTTTTTTAAATAAGACCAATACTCTTCTTTAAGATTTACTGGTAATCCCCAATCAGTTTTACTTATTGTTTCATATTTTGTTTTAAAACAATAATTTATATTATTATCTATTAAATTAATTAATAAATTTTTGTGACTTTTAAAATTAGGTATTTCATATTTAAAAATCATTTATCCCACTTTTTACGTTCAATAAAATTAAAAGCTAAAGCATATTTAACTTCATTTTTTATTTTTTCTGTACCGTGTGTAAGAAAACCATTAAAAAATAATATTTTATATTTTTCTGGGTAAATTTTTTTATCTATTTCAGGTAAAATTAACGGTGTAGAGCATTTTGATAAATAAAGAACACCTGAATAAGAAACTTCTCCATGATCGTGAAAATCCGTATAACACCCATCAGACATTTTTATACCCCATGCATCTTTTAATTGAATACCACATGGTGTTTGAAATTTAATTTCTTTTAAAAAATTTTTTAATATTTTTTCTAAAAAATTATCCTCAATGAAAAAATTAAAACTAGTCATTTCTCCTTGAACATTAGTTTTATAATTAAAATTGTTATTTTCTTTTATACCTTTTTCAATTTTTTCTATAAAATAATTTTCATCGAAGGGTTCCAAGCACGCTTCATAAAAAAATATTTGTTTTTTTACAGGTTTTTCAAAATGAGTTATGATCTTAAACATTGTAAGACTTCTACACCAAATCTACCGCTTTGCCAATAATGGGTTTATATTTAACTTTTTTATCTTCTCTATAAGCATGCAAAAATTGTCTTCTTGGTTGATATGGTATCCAACTTGCATGGATCCACCCACTATTAGGCTCTCCTGGCGTATAGAATTCTAAAATTAGTTGATCTGTTTCTAAATATTTATGTATCCAATCTGCAACTTCAGCATTATCTACACCCAACACTTCGAAGTCTGCGGCTTCAGCTTTGGCATGCTGTGAGTTCTCATTACTTCCTATTGCTTTACATAACTCAGGAGATCTAAATCCGCTAGTCACTTTTACCCTACCGAACTGATCACGTACCGGCTGAAGTACATTTTCGCATAGCTGTTTTAATTTATCTATTTGATCACCGTTAGGATTATTATCAATATTTAAACGGATTGCAGTATCCGATTTTATTAATTCTTGTAATGTAAAATTACGGGAAAGGTTCATTATTTTGGTTTTATAATTCTTTTTATACTTATACTGCCATCTATATTTTTTTCAAGCTCTGCATCTACAGTCCCGCACATGTACTGAATATTAACATTTACATCACGTTCCGCAAGGCGTTTTCCCTTCAAACAATCTGACATAGATTCTTTTATTCTATGTTCTTTAAGCTCTCCTGCTATAAACATACAGAGAGCAACGACACTACTAATGACCGTTTCCATTAGCAAACTCCCGTTGTTTGTCTTTTAATTTTTCTATATCTTTTTGAGCCTTATCTAATTGCTTCATTAAAAATTCTATATTAACTTTATTAGTCATATTCATCTCTTGAGTCTGTTGCATTTTTTCTACTTGTTTATACAAATCTTCGATAAGCATGAAC